CCTGTGATAATTTCGTGATAATAGGTGATATGATACTTTCACAATCCTTCATGCGACTTTCATATTCAGATGCTTCGCTATCCTGATGCGAATCAAGCCATTCTTTGTTATTATCTAATGTTGTATTAATAGTATCTAAATCAGCAGATTCCATTTTTTCTTTCAATTGATCTGTCAAAGATCCAGATACGCCATACAAATAACCTTCAAATTTATTTTTAGCCTCTATTCTATTAAAATTTTTCTCATCTTCTTCCTTATATTTTTCAGCATCAGCAACCATTTGCTCAATATCATCAGATGATAATCTTCCTTTATCATTAGTAATCGTTATCTTCTCAGATTTACCAGATGTTTTATCCAAAGCATTTACATTCAAAATACCATCAGCATTAATATCAAATGTTACTTCTATTTGTGGAACACCTCTTGGTGCTGGTGGAATTCCAGTTAATTCAAATTTACCAAGTAGATTATTATCTTTAGTCATTTTTCGTTCTCCTTCAAATACTTGAATAAGAACACCTGGTTGATTATCAGCATAGGTAGAAAATGTTTGAGATTGTTTTGTTGGTACCGTTGTATTACGTTTAATTAAATCCGTCATAACCCCACCAGCAGTTTCAATACCCAATGATAATGGTGCCACATCTAGAAGCAATAATGAATCTGTTTTACTATTACTTTCACCAGTTAAAATAGCGGCTTGAACTGCGGCACCATAAGCAACTGCTTCATCTGGATTAATAGATTTACACAATTCTTTACCATTAAAAAAATCTTTAATTAATTTTTGAACTCTAGGAATACGTGTAGAACCACCAACCAATACAATTTCATGAATATTAGATTTATCTATCTTAGAATCAATAATTACCTTTTCAACTGGTTTCAAACACCCTTTAAATAAATCATCACACAGAGCCTCAAACTTAGCACGAGTCAAACTTGTATAAAAATCAATTCCTTCAAACAAAGAATCTATTTCAATATTTGCCGATGTTGTAGAAGATAGTGTTCGTTTTGCCTTTTCGCATGCGGTTCTAAGTCTACGTAATGCTCTATTATTAGTAGCAATATCCTTTTTGTGTTTTCGTTTGAATTCTTGGATAAAATGATTTACCAATCGACTATCAAAATCCTCACCTCCTAAATGTGTATCACCGGCAGTAGCCTTTACTTCAAAAATGCCATCATCAATACTAAGAATAGAAACATCAAAAGTGCCACCCCCAAGATCAAAAATTAGTACATTTTTTTCAGAATCTGAAACATCATTCAATCCATAGGCAATTGCTGCCGCAGTTGGTTCATTAATAATACGCAATACATTCAATCCAGCAATAACCCCAGCATCTTTTGTTGCTTGTCGTTGAGAGTCATTAAAATATGCTGGAACCGTAATAACAGCGTCCGTTACTGTTTCTCCCAAATATTCTTCAGCAGTATCTTTCATTTTAGACAAAATCATAGAAGAAATTTCTTCAGGTTGAAATGTCTTTTTCTCATCCTTAAACGTGGCTTCAATTGTACATTTATTACCATCACCTTGTTTAATAGTAAACGGCCATAGTTTCATGTCTGCTTGAACCTTTGGATCATTAAATTTTTTACCAATCAATCTTTTAGCATCAAATATAGTATTTTCAGAATTTACCGCAGCTTGATTTTTAGCAGATTCACCAATTAATCTTTCAGTATCATTGAATGCCACATACGATGGCATTGTTCTATTACCTTGATCGTTCGCTATAATTTCAACTTTGTCATTTTTCATAACAGCGACGGCACTATAAGTAGTTCCTAAATCTATTCCTATTCCAACCATTTCGTAATTATATAATGTTTAGAATTCTTAAGTGATTTTAAATAATTCAATTATTTGTAATATAAATATGTCATCATTATAATCAAATAAATAATAGTCATAGATTCATCAAAATAGTTTGTAAAATTAGACACGTATTGTAATTTATCTTTATTCAAAATTTTTATTATACATTTTTTCCAAAATTCAATACATTTATTTTTAGGATTATAGTCATTAATTACAAAATTAATATTACATAATGATAATAATAGTATAAAAATAGTTATTATCATATAGTCTATATTGTTTTTGTACAATCTATAAAATATAACAAACAATGATACTATTTTTAACCACTCAGCAACGCGTTGATAATATTTTATCGATGGTGAATCATAATTATATTTATCAATATAGGTTTTATCTAATATACTACAAAAATAGCCAGTCAAAAATAAAAACACAAATTGTGGAAAATTATTATTTAATAAACACATTAACGCGTTTGCATTTAACAAAATACCAAATGTTGTGATATATTCAGGTCTGACAAATTCATACTTATTCAAATATTCTGCTATTTTTATTGCTTTAATATTCAAATAATCAGTTAGAAAACTATTCATTAAATTATTGATATATTTAATTTCTACATTAATATTATAATGCCAAAACGCAAAGTTTCTAAATCGAAAAATACACACTATCCAGCAGAATATTATAGACCTAAAAAAAGAACAGTTATGACACGAGAATATTATAGTCCTACAAAAAGAACAGTCATGACACATGACTATTATAAACCAAATAAAATGAAAGGTGGTAATGTTCAATCTATATTTGATAGACAAATGGAAAAAGGGAATATGCGTTCAAAACGTAAATATAAGAAAAGGACAAATTCAAAAAAGAAAAAATGAACTCGTAAATGAGGTTATTAATCACATAAATCATAATTCAAAGATAGTTTAACATAAAGTAAACCAAATGAATCTAATTATTCAAATATTATTTAATATAGTAATTAGAGGAAATAAAATAGTCTATCTATATAAAACTATTTTATGTTTACTTTCAATCATTACCATAATTTATTCTATATTTATTCTATATTTATTCATCACATGTTGTTTTACACTAGACATGTTATTATTTTTTTTTTTTATTAAATTAACAAAACTTTCTATAATAGAATCATCAACCTTTTTATACAAATTATAATTAACAAATTTATTAGAACCAAATTCATTTGGATTACACAACATTGTATCCTTACGATATTTCAAAATACGATGAGCTATATTTGGTGAAACATCAAATTTCCGAATTATCAATTTAGTAGTTACATTGTCATTTACCGATAATGAATTTAAGTAATCGTTAATTTTAGTAATAGTATCTAGTTCTGAAATAGTCAATGATATCATGTTATAGTTAATAATGATATTTAATTTTAAATCATTTAAGAATTATATATTTATTATTATTTAAATGAGCGAATATATTAATAGTCAATCTCCATTATGGGATGTATGTACTATGTTAAGAAATAACCAATCAAAAAAAGAAGATAAAAGTAGAGCATTGCGAAATGGTAATTACGAAAGTAAAAAAAAACAAACAAATCATGAATCTATAAATAAAAAGAAAAAATTAGATGATAATAATGATGCTGATAAACATTCTACTATTTCTAAAACACAATCAAGATTAATTATAGATGCTAGAACAGCAAAAAAATGGAAACAAAAAGATTTAGCACGTAAGATAAATGAACCAGTTAAAGTAGTAAACGATTATGAATGTTGTAAAGCGATACCAGATAATAAAATAATAAATAAATTAGAAAAAATTTTACACATAAAACTTAGAATAAAAAAGTAAACTATTTATAATGGATAATATATTATACAAAAAAGAATTAGATATAATTAAATTAAAATGTCGTAGTCAAAATTTAACAGATTTTAGGTCTATAATAATGGCATTACATAATTCAATTGATACATCTAAAATTATTGTTTCAACAAAACAAACAAAATTGAAGGTTAATAATAGATGTTTGTTTGATATAGTATTACATTTGTACCATAATAAACAACTAGATATCAAATCGCCACAATTAATAAATATTCTTGAGACAAAAAAATATGATATGTTAAAAGAATATATTAATAATGGATTAGCATATACATTAATTGATGATGTAAATGAATTATACAATAATAATATGATTCCAAATAATATTTTATATAGACATGTTAACAAATATATAATCAATACATTTGTAGAGTGTAATATAATAGACTATATATTGAACTCAATCCATTCTAAATATGATTATTCTATAAAATATAAAAATATTACAATAAACTTATGTATTTATGGAAAGCAAATACAAAATAAAGAATTACATGATATTTTAACTAGAATAATATTAATTGGATTATACAAATCTACATCTGAATTATTAACAATTAATATAGAATTATATATGACACCATATAAAAAAAATATTAACAATTATATTAAATCGAGTTCTTCTGTAATAGGCCCAAGAGAAACCAATTCTGGATTTTCTATTTCAGATAAATTGTTGTGTGTATATAGATCAGAAGAACTAAATAAAGTTTTAGTTCACGAATTAATACATTATTTAGAATTAGATTTAGGTAGTATAAAATTTAAAGATGTATCAAATCATTTTAATATAAATCCAAACACTAAATTTATCAGAATTAATGAAGCATATACTGAAATATTAGGTATAATTATTAATACTATTATAAATTCACCTAATATTCATAATACACTCAAAATAATGGATTATGAATTAACCTACAGTTGTTATCAAGTTGCTAAAATATTACATTTATTTAAATTTGAAACCGCCTATGAATTTTTTTACAATAAATATGATGGTAAAAATAAATTCAAACAAAATACAAGTATTTTTTCATATTTTATACTAAAATCAGCAATTATGTATAATTTAGATGATTTTTTAGAAAAATATTTAAATAATAGCCTTACAAAATATAATTTTACATCATTTATATTAGAACAATGTAGTACAGAATTTATTAATATTATTAATGATTATATGAATTATATTAAAATAAATAAAAAATCAAATATATATTATACTTTAAGAATGACATGTTATAAATAAAATTGATTTAAAATAAATTCATTATTATTAATTAATAATGGGAATTAAAAATCTTACCTCATTTTTGAAAGATCATTGTCCTAATAGTATTAGACAAATTAATTTGTCTGAATTAAATGGAAAAAAAGCAGCTATTGATGTAAGTATATGGTTGTATAGATTTAAATACAAAGGTAACAAATTAATACCAAAATTCTTTGAACAAATTAACAGATTACGAATTAACAATATTACACCTATATATATATTTGATGGCCCTCCTGGACCAGAAAAAAATGATGTTATGTCTGTTAGAAAAACAAAAAAAGAAGAGAAATTTAATAAAATTGATAGTCTGAAGAATGATTTATTGAATTCTGATAATGTAAATAAACTAATAATTCAAAACCAAATTGATGAGTTGAACAATAAAATTATAAGTGTATCTCGAGAAGATATAAAAGCAGTAAAACAACTATTTGACTTTATGAATATAAAATATATTAGGGCTAATGGAGAAGCAGATCTATTATGTAGTAAGTTATGTACCGAAAATATTGTTGATTTTGTTATATCAGAAGATATGGATTTATTGACAAGTGGAAGTAAATATTTGTTACGAGATTTTAATATTTACAATAATAAAGCCACCTTGTATGATCTAGATTGTATACTAAATACTTTAAATATTACATATGATAAATTTGTTGAATTATGTATATTATTTGGATGCGATTATTTGAAACGTATTTCGGGATTAGGTCCAAAAAAATCTTTTAAAATGATAAAAGAAGAAGGATCTATTGAATCAATCATTGGAATATTGAAACAAAAAAAAACTGTACATGATACTTATATTGATGAATTTAAAAAATCAAAAGATATATTCATGAATTATGATATTTCTTATATTGATAATTCCGCATTAAATATAGATGTAACTCCGATAACGAATAAACAACAACAAGATATTATAAATATTATTAGTAAACATTCAAAACTATCATACAAACAAATAATAAACAGATTGAATAATATTTATAATGTAAAAGAATTATCTAAATAATAAGTATATGAGTTATTATGAATATTTTCAATCAAATGAAAGCAGTATAGATTCAGCATACAATAGTATTGAAAGTGACCTAAATAGTTACGATTTACCATTTTGTGAAGCATCCGATGGTAAAACTGATTCATCCGAAACTGCTAACACACCAAATGCACAAAAATCTTCAACAATTCAAAATTTATGGGATTTTTTAGGTTTATCAAATGCTACAAAAGAAGAAAAAGGTTGTTTATTTGACTGTTCTATTCAAGGGTCTAATTGTTTGGAAAATTGCGATACATCTAATTCTCCAAAATGTAATTATAATTGTTTAAATAAAGGGTTAATGTGCACTAAAAAATGTATGTTACCACCTCCACCTAAATGTAAACAAAAACCAATACTACAAACAACATCCGTTGTCAAACCAACTATAAAACCACCATCTGAAAATAAACATTTTTTCTCTAATTATGCTCCAGTTAATAGTGATTTTTGGCCGAGTAATTCACAAGTTGGATGGGATGTTGATAAAATAGATACATATACCACAAATAATACTATTGAAGTATTATTAGATGAATATCATCCAGTAGATAGTCCTTCACCCCAATTATTATTTTAATTTTGTAATTTTAGTTACATTTATATAATCACCAATTTGTATATTATTATTTTTTATTGTGTTTTCATTTACTTCTAATACAAATTTACTTTTTGTATTTGATGATATACTTTTTTTAGACTTAGGAACCATATTAGGTTTTAAATCTAATATTTTACCATTATCATTCATAAAAATAGCATCTAATGGTATAAATGTATTTTTCATCCACAGTGATATATGTTTTGGTTTTTTGAAATCAAATAGCATGCCTTGATTATTTTTTAATGGTTTTTTTCTATACATTAATCCTTTGTTTCGTGTCATTTTGGTATCAACTAATACACAATCAAATAGATGCGATTTTTTTTTTGATTCTCTATATTTCATGATAACCATTATTATTTTTTTTATTAATAAAAACATTACAACTAATATTACTATTATTTTTACTATATTTTCAATCATTAATATATAATTATATAATTATTAATTTATCGTTTAGTATTTTCAAAAAAAAAAGAATTTTTAAATATATGACATTAAAAATAGAAAATTTAGATTTAGGCGGGTTTGATATTAACGATATACAATATAATGATAGTATTGATGACTATTTTATGAATATTTTTTATTCTTATCCATATCATTCAAAAAATGACTATGATTATGAATTTAGAATATCATTTGAAGACAATAATTTAATTTTAGATGAGGTTGAATATAATGATAATGTTGAATTTAATGATAGCACTATATTAGAAACACATATACTATCAACAAATATAGATGAAATTATGCCATTAATTGAAAATAATATAGATATACGTGACGAAAAGACGGTACTAACAAATGATGTTTTAATTATGTTAGATGAAACCAAAGATACATTTAATCAAGATTTAGAAAACAATAAAAAAGTAGTATTAAAAAGTTTGTATAAAGATATATTAGACTCGCTTATATAAAATTATTTATTATAAAATTGATTCCTTTACAAAATATTATTATTGTTTATAATGCCCATTTTTATATCAAAATTAATTGGCCAAACTCCAAATGAACTTATAGATGATTATAAATCTAAAAATCCAATGGCAAAAAAAGTCAGTTTTGCTGGGCGATTAGATCCAATGGCATATGGTAAAATGATGCTATTAGTCAATGAAGAATGTAAATTACAACCTCATTATATTGGATTAGATAAAATATACGAATTTGAAGTAGTATATGGCTTCTCCACAGATACTTATGATATATTAGGGTTAGTAACTAATATAGTTAATGGCGAATCATTATATTCTATCGAAAAACTTGATTTAAACACATATATCAAAAAATTTGAACAATCATATCCCCCATATTCGTCAATTTATGTTAATAAAAAACCACTATGGGAATGGTCTAAGTTAGGATTAATACATAATATAAATATACCCTCAAAACAAGTTGAAATTTATTCTCTTGAAACTATAGAAAATACACACACATTTAATGATTATAATGATCTGTATACAAATATTATACAGTCTATTAACACTTTATCAGATGTAAATAAACCAAAATTTAGATTTAATGACATTGTAGATTCATGGAAAACCACATTTGAAACATTAAATATTAGAAGAACACAATCTAAATGTTTTGAACAAATTAAACCATTAATAAAAAAATATAGAGCAAAAGTAAGTAGTGGAACATATATTCGAAGTTTAGTAAATCAAATAGGCAAAGATATTGGTTGTGGCGCAATTGCTATGAATATAAAACGTATTGACTTTATTTAGAAGACTTAGTGTTATATTTGTATTTATATCTTTCTATGATTTTCTGTTTTTGTAAATTATGTTATAATATTACAGTATTTGCATGATTAATAATTATAATCCAATATCTTTAATTCGTTTATATAATCCAACATTGTTACATTTACGTTTTATTTGTACTACTAATGATTCTGGTAATTCATCTAATGTTTTAAAAAAACTAATATTATTATAGGATACTAAACGATAGTGATTTCCAGAATAAGTAACAATAATATAGCCATTTGGAATATATTCTTCAAATACCTCTTCTTTATCTACAAATTTATGGGAATCAGGAAGTTGATAATATTTTAGTTTCAATATATCTAATGTATCATCTTCAGTTATATCTATAGAGTGATTAAATAACGCATTCTTATATATTTCTATTTTCATATCATCCGAACCATCTGAATCTAAAAATTCTCTATCCCTTTGTGTCATACCACATTCAATACATGATGGAATTGAATCCTCCATTGCTTCAAAATCACCACATTGTAAAATATTATAGTTATCTCTATTGATATATGATCGTTCACTAAGAATAATTAACTTAATATTTAATTCTTTTTCCAATATTGATAACGACCACGAATTAGCCCAATAATTATTATTTAATATGAAAGCTTTATATTTATCTAAGGAATCTATTTTAAATCTATCAAAAAATCCCCATTCATTAATTGTTTCATTAGCACCATCTAAATCAAAATCTAATTTAGTTAATTTCTCTCTTTTTTTAGATGAAGTATTTTTCATTACTTTATCTTTTTCTATAATACTCTTACGTTTTTCTTCCTTGGCAGATGTGTACAATCCTAAATCTCTTTCAAATATATCATGTGTTAAATATGGTACCAATAACTGTCTTAATTGTTTAACTGTTTTTTTATGAGTCGTTGGTAATCCTAAACGAACACTATCAAAAAAACAATCGCCATTTGAAAGTGTTTCAATTATTCTAAATTTAGTATCTTTAAAAGCATCATTAACCCAATTATGTTGGACAATACTATTTGAATTCGCCTTTTTACTCATCTTTCCAGAACTATTTGAATTCGCCTTTTTACTCATCTTTCCAGAACTATTTGAATTCGCCTTTTTAGTCCAACTGGTACTCAATTCTAAAGAACTTCCTTTCATGGTAAGACTTGATCTGAGACTATATCCGTTCATTGTTTTAGTAATTCCGGTACATGTATCGTATTTTTCAGCAATTTTAATAGCTTCTTCAAAATTGGATATGTCTTTTATTCTTTTACCAGAAGCATCTTTTACTAATTTTGTTAAAAATTTCCCTTTATGAGGACCATTCCAACCCTCTGGGGTCTTAGGATAATTTTTACCACTATTACCAATATTCACTTTACCACTATTGCCACTATTTACTTTAACGCTATTATTATTACTAACTTTTAACTTTTTCTTTTTGGTTTTCCTTGATTTGTATTTTGTTTCTTTAACCCAACTCGCAATCGCTGACTGGGTGTTTTCGGGATTTGTTACTAACGCAGACCCTTTAAAAAGACGATACCCTTTATATGATTGGGTAATTCCACTACATTCGTCATTTTTATTTGCGACTGTCAATGCCTCTTCAAATGTATCAAATAATAATGCCCTATTAGAACTATCACGAACTAATGTTTTTAAATTTTTCCACATGTGTGGACCAGTCCATTGATCTGGAGCATCATGAATCGATGATGTATTTATTTCAGGATTAGATTTACCAGTATTAAAAATAGATACAAACGAATCAATGAATGATGATGATTTTTTTTTCTTAGGGGGTACATTAAACATTTTCTTTTTGGTTTTCCTTGA